TCAAGCGGCTTCCTTTGCTCCTGCGGCCCGCAAGGCGGCGAGGAAATGGTTGCTGGCGGCGCGCATCGCGGCGACGTGCCTGCGATGGCTGCCATCCTCATTGAGCGCGAGCGCCTGCTCGATCTTCTTCGGGCTTTGCGGCACCAGCTTGGCGATCGCATCACGCGAAAGCCCGGCATCCCAGAGGTCAAGGATGCGCTGCTCGTAAGGGCAAGGGCCGTGGCCGGCGAATTTGTCGACGATGAGGCCCATCATTCTTGCTCGTCGGTCAACGGACGGCGGCGCGCTTTATTGGCTGCCCTGCCCCCGGTGTTGCACTTCGTCCTCAAGTTCGTCCCAGCGATCGGAGTCGAACTCCATCAGGGTAATCAGCGTCGCCCCTTCGTCACCCGGTTCGCAGCGGAAGTAGGAGCATTCCTCGAAGCCCGGATCTTCGGTGTCGAGCGGGGCGTAAACGACGCGCTCCTCGCCGGTTTCCTCGTCGTCCTCGAACTTCTCGATCCGGAAGTGCGCGCGGCGCAGGTTGCCCATGCCCTCGGCGTGAATGTCGAGCAGGGTCTCGGTAAGCTCGGGGCCGAAACGGTTGGTAAACGCCCGGCCGGTCTGCACGCTGCAATCGGCGATCGTGTCGATCTCGCGCGCGAGGAACTCGAAGGCGAGGTGGGCAAAGGTGCGGAAATCGACGTCGCCCTGGACGTAGCAGCCCGACAGGATTTCGTTGCAATACCAGCCAACAGGGCGCGGCTCGGTGTTGCTTTCCGGAAGCGCGAGCGCCTTGGTCAGAACGCCGCGCTCGCTCGAAAGCGCAATGATCTTGTCCTTGTTGCCGGGGTAGGAAAGCCCGCCCGCCTCAGCATACCAAAGGTGCAGACGGCGGAAGGCGGCCAGCCATTCGGCATCGGTGGTGATCGTCAGGGTGTCAGCCATCATTCTTCCTCGTCGGTTTCGGGGTGGTCGGGGGCATCCTCGACAATCGCGCGGCGGGCGTTGGCGGCCCAGCGGGTGAGGAGGTGCTCGCCGTGATCGAAGGTGCAGCTGGCGGTGACGTCGCCGAGGCGGATCTGGTTGGTGTTGCCGAAGGTGAAGGCGGCGCCGATCCGGATCAGGGCGTCGCGGGTGGTTGCGGCGCGGGTGTCCCACTGGTCACAGCGGGTGACCTGCTGGATGAGGCTGATCCCGGTCTCGAGCTTGGCGCGGCGGTCGGGGGTCATGCTCCGGCCCTCTTGCGCAGCGCGCCGAGATGGTCGGCGATCGTGTGAAGCGGCCAGCCAATCCAGACCATGCCGACCAGCGCCAGAAGGACGAGTGTGTCTTCGCTCATTGCTTTGCCGCCTGTTCGATTGGCTGGATGCAGATGCCCTCGACGGTGGCGAGGGTCTGCGCGATCGGGTCGAGGTCGGCGAGATCGGCAACGGTGTGCTCGACGTCGACCAGCTGGCCGGTGGCAGCGCGGTAGAAGATCGTCGCCTTCCAGCGCGCGCTCACAGCCCGATCCTTTCGAGCAGGCGCTGCCACCAGGTCGGCTCGGGCATCGGGCGCAGGCGGCCGTAATAGTGAAGGCGCTGGGCGTCGTTCATGACGGGGCGCGGGTGGATGCGTTCTCCGGGTTTCATTGGGCGGCCTCAAGTAGCGAAGCGGTAGGCATCATTGGGTCACTCTCCAGAGCACGGCGCCGAGCGCCGGGATGAACATCAGCTCGGCGACGAGGCCGGTCAGGGCGAGCGCGGCGGCGAGCCACAATCTGTCGTCCTCGGCGCTGATCCGGCGCGGTGCGCCGGGCGCCTGCGAGGCGGCCGCGTGGCCTTGCGGCTCGTGCCGAGCCGATGGGCGATCGGCGCGGGTCATGGCAGGGGGCTTTCGGCGAAGGCCCAGACGCTCACGCCATTGATCCAGCTGAGCAGCAGGATCAGGACGATGGTGGCGACGAGCACGCGCCGCTCGGTATCGGGGCGCTGGGTCATTGGACCGTCTCTCCCACCGGCTTTGCGCTGGTGCCGGTCACTTCGATATCGGGGAACGGAACCGCGGCGTCCCTTCGGCGCGCTTGCAGACTTCCTCGGCGGCGAGGTCTTCGGCCTCTTCCCCGCTCCACGCCTCGACCTCGACGGTTTCGGTGTCCGAGTAGCTGACCTCGTATTCGACCTCGACGCGGAACTTGCGCTTGGCCTCGACACTTTTGGGTAAGGGTTTGGCCCAGTCGCGCTGGTAATGCGTGCGCATCGCCTCGATCGACTGCGGGAACGGCATGGCTGCAATCTCGTGAAGGGTTGGCTTCGTCATGCCGCGGCCCTCCCCTCGCCCAGCGCCAGATCGATGCCGGGGGCGCCGAGGGCTTCGGCCAGGCGCGTGAGATCGATCGCGCGCTGGATCAGGGGTGTGTTGCCCGATTGCTCGGCGCGGGCGCGCAGGCGGTCGCGTTCGGCGGTGAGTTCGTCCAGCCAGAGGCGGCGCGCGGTGGTGAGGTCGCGCGGGTCGGACAGCAGCCGGGCGGCGACGCGGTCGGCGCAGGGCAGGAACTTGCCGCCGACCGGGTGGAGCGCCTCCTCCTCGATCTGGGCGCAGACATCGGCGGGCAGATCGCGGCCGACCCCGGCGGCGAGCGCAATGGCGACCCAGAGGGTGAGCTGGCGGTTGGCCTCGTCCCCCGGCCAATCGGCCGCGCCTTCGCGACAAGCCTTCTGCCAGCCTGCGCGGCGGCGGGTGAATTCGGCCAGCGCGATGGCGCGGATCGAGGGGTTGGTGCGGATCATTCCGGCCTCCCCAGATCGGCGAGGGCATCGGCAAAGGTGGCGAGCGGGATGCCGGGCGGGATGACCGCCGGCGCCGCGGCGCCGGTGACTGTCGCTCAGGTCGAACAGCGCGACGAGCAATTCGACGTCGCACGGTTCGGGGGTGATCGGATGATCGGACATGGGTTTCTCCCTTCGTTCGCCCTATTGGGTAAATGATGGAAATATCCAGTGTCAACAGTTATCGTTGGAAATAACCAACGCGCTTGCCTTGAGGGCGGTGCTGAGTGATGGTGTCGCGGTTTGAAATCAGGGGGTTGCCATGACTGAGGAAGCACCGAAAAAGCGCAGCTGGGTCAAAATCGGGTGCCTGGGGCTGCTCGGGCTGTTCGGCGCGATCATCGTGCTCGCAATGATCGGTAATGCCATGATGAGCCCCGAGGAGAGGGCGCGCCTCGACGCCGAGCGCAAGACCGAAGCCGCCGCCGCCGAGGCCAAGGAGCAGGCCGAAAAGGAGGCCGCAGCAAAGGCCGAGGTCGATAGCGCCGAAAAGCTGACGGCAATGCAGCTTTGGTCCGCGTTTCAGCAGAACGAGGTCGCCACGCAATCAGCGCTCAAGGGGCGCTCGGTCCTGATCACCGGCACTGTCGATTCGATCACGCTCGACTTTCTGGATGAGCCGGTGGTGTCGCTCGAGACCGGCAATCAATTCCAGTCGGTGCAGCTGGACTTCGACAAGGGCGATGTTGCGCAGACCTCGGCTCTCCGGAAGGGTCAGAAGGTTTCAGCGCTCTGCAAGAAGGTCAGCGAAGTCGCCGGCACTCCCATGCTCGACGACTGCGTGTTGCAGTGAACTAGCCGAACAGCATCTCGGTCTGCGGCAGGATCCGGTGAACGCGCGCCACCCGGCTGCGCGGTACGGTGAATGTCGCAGGCGGGTTGAACTGCTCTAGCACCAGTTCGCGGGTGCTGGCGCGCACGAGGCGTTTGACCAGCACGCTGGTGACGTGATCCTCCTCGCCATTGTTCAATTGCACCAGCACGTAATCGCCGGGGCCGGCAGGGCGTGAGGGGTCGACGATGCCGACCTCGCCCGGCTCGAAGCGGGGCATCATGCTCTCGCCGTGGAAGTAGATCGCGTAAAGATCGCGCGCGCCCTGGAGCGCGGGTGGGCGGGCGATCATCCGGACGGTGTGATCGGAGTTGAAGCTGCAGCGCTCGACATCGAGCATCTGGCCGCTTTCGTCGGCGAATTCGATGGTGGCGCAATCGCCGGTGCCGACCAAGGGAATCGGCGGCAGGTCGGGCTGGGGGCCGCGCCAGTCCAAGCGGCGGTCGGCGATGGTCACCTCGCTCAACACCTGACCGGGCTGGTTAACGATGCCGGTGAGGTAATCGCTGGTGGTGCCCAGCTCGCGTGCCAAGGCGTTGAGCCGCGCGGCTGACGGCATCGCGAAGCGGTCCGGGTCGAGCAGATCGCGGACGTAACCGGCGTGCGCACCGATGGCGAGGCTCAATGCTCGCCGCGTTTTGCCCTGCTGGTCGAGCAGCTCTTGCACGCGTCTTGGCAGGATTTCTGCGATGTCAGCCATTGCTGGACATTCCCACGCGCCTGCCAATTGCGGAAGGCTGGGAATCTCCACTTGACGGACGTTGGATATATCCATCATTAGTGCGGGCGATGGAACCTGCACCTGCATTGTCACTCGTCGCCCGCCTTCGCGCTGTCGCCCAGATCTGGGTCGACAGGCTGGACTCGTCGCTGTCGCGGCTTGCGCTCAACGTCGTCAACGACCGGGGGTTCTTCACCCGGCTCGAAACGCAGGTGCAAGGCGTCACCACCGCCACGCTCGAGAAGTTCGCGGCGTTCCTCGCCGATCCGGCCAACTGGCCGGAGGGTGCGGTTCCGCAAGAGGCGCTCGATCTGGCTCATGTCGTCGGGGTTAGCACCCCTGCCCTCGCCCCGTCGCCGGGAAACTCCTGCGAAAATTCCCTTACCCAGATTGGGAGCGCGGCGTGAACGCCCGGGGGGTCTGGAAGCACGCGGTGCGCAAGGCGATTCATGCCGCGGGCGGGATCGAGGCGGTGGCGGCGGCGACGGGCTATTCGAAGTCCGAGGTCGGGCGCTGGAACAACCTCAACGATGCCAAGGTGCCCGGCCGCGACATCCGCATCGAGCTCGACCAGCTGGCGCTCGCCAACGGGGGCGAGGCGGAAATCCTCAAGGCCAAGGCGCGGCTGCTCGGCCATGTCGCGGTGCCGCTGCCCGAGGCGTTCGGCGATGCCAACCACGCCGCGATGGCGATGTGCGAGGTGGTCGCGCGGGTCGGGAGCCTGTCGCAGCAGGTTGTCTCTGCCTGCGCCGACAACTGCATCGACAACCGCGAGGCCGGATCGATCGCCGAGCTGATCGACCAGGCGGCCGCCGCGCTGATGCATCTGCGCGCGCGGGTGATCGAGGAAGAGCGCGAGCTGGTCCGTTCTGTCGGCGCGCGGCGGGTTTAGGAGGAAGCGATGCAGGGGGCAGCCGTTCGGCAGGACACCGAGACGTTCCGGTTCCAGATTTCGCTGGCGATCCCGGAATCGCAGCTGTTTGCCTGGTTCGAGCAGGCCGCGCCGGGCGAGCGGATCGTCTATTGCCGGGGCTTTGTCCCCTTGCGCGAGGACGCGGCCTGGAAGCTGGCCGGGGCATGGCAGCGCGAGGGGCTGGTGCATCTCGTCACCGAGAAGGATGGCCGCGAGACCAAGTGGATCGCCGAGCGGCGTCCGACAGGGACTGCGCCCGAGCGCGCGGGCAAGCGCAATGCGCGCGAGGATTTTGCCCGGACGCAGGCCCGGGTGCTGCTCGACCTGCTGCGCACCGCGGCCGAGCGGGGCGAGGCCTGCCCTTCGCGCAAGGTGCTGGCGGGATCGGTGTGCGGGGTTCTGCCCGGTGATCGGCGGATGCCCAAGGCGCGCGACCGGGTGGGTTACTTGATGAGGCGGCTCGAGACCGAGGGCAGGATCGCGATCCGCCCCGGCAGCGCCACCCGCGCGCCGGTGGTGACGATCCTCGCCCGGGGCCGGGCTTGCGGGCTTTCGACGAAAGGGGAAGTGTGACCATGTCCGAACCGTCGCCTCACGAGCCGGGTCCGATCAATGTCGCGCGCGGGCCGATCTGCGGCAATCCGCCGAGCCTCGAATGGCTTTCGGTCACGCAGTTGCAGGTCGATCCTGCTTATCAGCGCGCCTGCAACGGCTCGAAGTCGCGCAAGCTCATCGCCCAGATGATCCGGCGTTGGGAGTGGCCGCTGTGTCAGCCGCTCGTCGAACGCGGCGGCTCGACGGGTCGCTGTTCGTGATCGACGGGCAGCACCGCTGGAACGGTGCCAAGGCGCGCGGCGACATTCCGCACCTGCCCTGCGTGGTGATTCCGGCGATTGCGCAGGAAGACGAGGCGTGGACCTTTGTCGAGCTCAACACCGCGCGTCAGAAGCTCAGCCAGGTCGAGATTTTCGCCGGGATGCTGGCGGCGAGCGATCCGGACGCGCTGGCGCTGGTGACGTTGCTCGAACAGACCGGATGGTCGCTGGCGCGGCATGCGAATTCGACCGCGTTCCGCCCGGGCGAGCTGGCCTGCGCGCCGATGCTGGTGCGCCAGGTGCGCGCAATCGGCGAGGCTCCGGTGCGCAACGCGCTGACCGCCTTGCGCGAGGCCTATCCCGACACGCCGGTGACCACGCCTGCCAAGCTGCTGATGGCGCTTATGCTGATCTTCGAGGAGCCGGAGCGGTTCGGCGGTTTCGATGCCGACGATCTGATCCAGGCGCTGGGTGAGGTCGATCAGCCTGGTGAATGGCTCGAGGAAGGCCGCGACATGGGCCGGGTCAACCCCTCGCTGTCGCTTCGCGAGGCGCTGGCGGCGGCGATGGCCGATGCCGCGCGGGCGGTGGCGCAGGAAAGGCTGGCGGCGTGATGGCGCAAGCGGACATCATCTGCCCCAAGCGGCGGCTGCGGCGGTTGGTGGCCGAGGCGTTCGGGATCGAGGAGCACGTCCTGCTCGGGCGCTCGCGGCTCGGGTCGGTGGTGCGTGCGCGCTATGCCTTCGCCTATGTCGCGCGCACCTGGTGGCCGACGATGTCCTATCCGCGGCTCGGCGCGATGCTGGGCGGGCGCGATCATTCGACGATCATTCACGGGCTGCGCCAGTTGCGAGAGTGGCTGGAGCGCGATGCAGAATTGCAGGCCAAGGTTTCCGGGCTGCTCGCCTGCCGCCCGAGCGACCGGCACGACGCGCATGTTCGCGCCTGGCATGACGAGCTCGGGCGGCGCGAGGCGGAGCGTCGGCGGATCGAACTTCTGGCGGCCAAGGTGACTCCTTTGAGCCCGCACTTCGACACCGCTGTCGCGCGCGGGGTGGCGGCGGTGAGTGCGGGGCGGCGGGTCAAGCCGAAGAACGTGCTGGTCGACGACGATGTCGACGCGCTGCGCCGTCGCTCGGCCTCGAATGATCTCAGCGCGGCGATCCGCGCGGCGGGAGGGTGGCGGTGAGCGCGCGCGCCTCAAGTAGCGCAGCGGTAGGCGCTGGAAGCGTGCAGGATTTCCTGGCGGCGATGGCGGCGGCGGGGGTCGTGCCGGTCGAGCCGATCGCGGGCAAGCTGCTCGGCGGGCGGATCGTGCGATTCCGCTGCGAGGGCGATGGCAAGAAGCGCAACGGGTGGGCGATCTTCATGCCGGTCGCGGCGGGGCTTCGGACCCGGGCGCGCGGGCGGTTCGGCAATTACAAGATGAACACCGGCACGATCGAGTGGTGGGACAACAGCGAAATCCCGGCGCTTTCGCCCGAGGAACGCGCCCGGCGCCGGGCGATGTTCGAGCGCGAGGCCGAGCGCTGGGCGCGCGCGCAGGCCGAGACGCAGGAAAGCGCCCGCGAACAGGCGGTGCGGATCTGGGAAGCGGCGGGGCCTGCCGATCCGGCGCAGCCCTATGCCGCGAGGAAGCGGATGCGGGTGGCGGGGCTGCGCCAGCAGGGCGAGGTGCTGCTGGTGCCGATGCGCGATTCGGCGGGCCAGCTCTGGAACCTCCAGCGCATTTTCCCGGATGGGGCCAAGCGGTTTCTGAAGGGCGGGCGGATCATCGGGCTGTGCGCGGTGATCGACTGGCGCGCCGATTTCAGCCGGGGCGTGTTCGCCGAAGGTTTTGCGACCGGCGATGCGATTGCCCAGGCGCTGGGTGCCGATGGGAAAGGCTGCCCGGTGGTGGTCGCCTTCAACACCGCCAACCTCGAGCCTGTCGTCGCCGGATGGGTCCGGCTGCATCCGCGCGCCGACTGGGTGATCGCCGCCGATGACGATCACCTGACCGGGGTGCGGATGGAAGAGCGCGGCCAGACCTATCAGAACCCCGGCATCGACAAGGCGCGCAGCGTTGCGCAGGCGCACGGCTGCCGGGTCGCCTATCCGCCCTCGGTGGTGGAGCGGGTGGTCGACGGGATCGTCTCGGAACCGGCGAACGTGGATTTCAGCGACCTGCTGCTGGCGGGCGGCGCGGTGGATATCCGCGCGGCCTTCGAAGCGGCGCGCCGCCCGGCCGGGTGCGCGCAGCCGGGGCTGGCGGAGCGGATCGGGAGGGCTGCTTGATGGCTTCGGGTGCTGCTTACGCTGCCGCGCAGACGGACGATCCGGTCAACCGGGAAAAGGATGACTTCTACCCGACCCACCCGTGCGCGACCAAAGCGCTGCTTTCGGTGGAGCGTTTCGGATCGCGCATATGGGAGCCTGCCTGCGGTGAAGGCGACATGAGCCGGGTGCTGATCGAGGCTGGTCACGAGGTCATCAGTCATGATCTGGTCGACCGGGGTTTCGGCGTTCCGAGGCGCGATTTCCTGATGGAGCGCGAGCTGGTCGCGCCCGATATCGTCACCAACCCACCCTTCAAGCTGGCGCTGCAGTTCTGCCAGCACGCGCTCGATCTCAAGGCGGTCAAGATCGCCATGTTTCTCAGGCTCGCCTTCCTTGAGGGCTTGGAGCGCAAGGCCTTCTTCGAGCGGCATCCCCCGGCCCGGGTGTGGGTGATGAGCCGCCGGGTGCCGATGCAGCGTGGCCGGCTGTCGCAGGAGGGTGACAGGAACGGCGTGATGGCCTTCGCATGGTTCGTCTGGGAGCGGGGCTGCCTCGGCCGGCCCGAGATCGGGTTTCTCGACTGGAAGGACGCAGCATGAGCGACGACCGTCTGCGCCTTTTTGTCGAGCGGATCGAGCGGATTTCCGAGGAAATCGCGGGGCTTCAGCAGGACCGCAAGGATGTTTATGCCGAGGCCAAGGCGGTCGGGTATTGTCCGACGACCTTGCGCAAGGTGATCGCGCGGCGGGCGATGAAGCCTGACGATCGGGCCGAGGGCGATGCGCTGCTCGAGGCTTACGAGAACGCGCTGGGCGGGCTGGCCGAGCCGGTGCGCCCGCTCGACCCGTCCGAGGCCTCGCGCGAGCTGGCTGTCGCGATCCTTGCCGAGCAGATCGAGGGGATCGGGGATCCTGCCCAGGCGGCGGCGCTGGCTGAGCATGTCGCGGTGATCCTCGACATTCGGGCTGAGGTCGCGCTGCTCAAGGCGCAGGAGAAGGCGCGGAAGGCGCTCGCCGCATCGGAGGGGTTCGACGCCCCGGCCCTCACCCGCGTCGTCCGCTGGATCGAGAAGTGCGCCAAGCACGGCGCCGACGCGATGCGCGCGGGCGAGGCGCTGTTTCACCTTTACCGCGGGACGATCGAAGGGCGCGGCGGGCCGGTGGCCCCTCCCCCGGTCAAGTTCGATCCCGCGCAGGAGAGGGCGGCGCGCAAGACCGCCGCTGCATCGAAAAACGCCGCCCGCAACGCCGCGTGGCTGGCCTCAGGACTGGGGGATTAAGTGGGCCAGCTGCATGTTCTAACGCCGCCTGATCCGCTCGAGCTGGCCTGGTATCCGACCTCGGATGCCGGGAACGCCCAGCGGCTTGCCAAGCGGTCGCAAGGCCTGCTCCGCTGGGTCGATCTCGGCAATGGCATCGGGTATTGGATCGCCTACGATTCCGGGCGCTGGCGGACCGATATCGGGATGCTGAAAGCGCGGCTTGCGACCGATGATGTGGCGGCCTGTCTGCATCAGGAGGCGACCGCGCTCAATCGCCAGATCAGCGACCAGAAGCTGCCACCGGGTATGAGTGCCGAGGTCGCCAACGAGCGGCTGACCGAGCTGCGCAAGTGGGCGCGCGATTCGGGCAATGCCAACCGTGCGCGCGGGATGCTCGACAAGGCCTGGCCGCTGCTGGCGGTGGGCGTTGACGCCTTTGACAGCGACCCGATGGCGGTGAACGTGCGCAACGGCACGCTTCGGTTTGTCGAGGGGCCCAAGGGCTGGTCGGTCCGCCTCGATCCGCATGATCCCAATGACATGATCAGCCGGATGGCCGAGGTCGAATATGATCCCGCCGCCACCTGCCCCAAGTGGTTGAAGCGCCTCGAGCGCCTCCAGCCCGAGGCCGATCAGCGCGAATTCATGCGCCGGATCTTCGGCTATGCCTTGCAGGGGCTGCGGTCCGAGCAGGTCTTCGTGGTCGCACAGGGCAAGGGCGGCGATGGGAAATCGCTCACGCACGTCATCCTTTCGGGCATCTTCGGCGATTATTACAGGCACGCCGATGTGCAGAGCTTCCTCCAGGGCGGGCGCAAATCGGGCTCGGACCATTCGGAGGACCTCGCCCGCCTGGCCGGCGACACCCGGCTTGTCACCTGCGACGAGCCCGAGCGGGGTTCGGTCTGGAACTCCAAGATCATCAAGCAGATGACCGGCGGCGGGAAGATGACCGTGCGCGCGCTGCGCGAGGCGAGCCGCGAGATCCGGCCCGGGTGGCTGGCGATCGTCGAATGCAACACCTTCCCGCGCGTGCCGACCAGCGACGATGGTTTCTGGCGGCGCTGCAAGGTGCTCGAATGGCCGGTGCAGCTTTCCCGCGCCGAGCAAGGCGATTTCGAGGCGATCAAGGCCGAGATGCTGGCCGAGCGCGCGGGCATCCTCAACTGGATGATCGGCGGCGCGCTGGCCTGGCTGGCCGAGCGGAGCCTCAAGGAAAGCGCGCGGGCGGTGGAGGTGCGCGAGAGCTATCGCAACAGCTCGGACCCTTTTGGCGAATGGTATCGCGCCCGCTGCGTGCTGGGTAACCCCGAGCAGGTGCGCGAGCAGATCAGCCGCTTGCACGAGGATTTCGCCCGCTATTGCCGCGACGAGATCGGGATCGACGAGGACAAGATCCCGAAGATCAGGGCCTTCGGCACGCAGCTCGACGAGCGCCAGCACCGGGCGCGCAAATCGAACGGGGTGAAGGTGCGGCTCGGCATCCGGTTGAAGACCGAGGCGGAGCTGGAGGCGGATGGGGCGCGGCAGGCGACGGCCTCGGCCCCGGCTGCTCCGCCGCCGCCGGGTGGCGAGCCCTGGCCGCCAGCGCCGCCGCCTGAGGCTTATGATGATCGCTGGATGCCGGGCGATGACTGACCTTCGTCCCTGCCCGCTGTGCCGTTCGCGCGCGGTCGCCTGCGTGCGAAAGCCGGACCAGCAGCCCACCGTGGTCTGCCTCGAGCGCGATTGCGCTTGCCGCGCGCTGCTGCCGGCATGGCAGGGCCGCGTGCGCAACGGGGAGGATTGCGGGGAGGAATTGGGGACGCGGGGAGGATTGGCGGCCCATTCGGCGGTTTCGTCATCGAGCGCACCGAACGAAAATGCGGGATTGATCGATGCAGGCGATGAACGGGGTGAAACATCCTCCCTTCCTCCCCGCATCCTCCCCGAGCCAAGGCGTTGAAATTGCAGGGGCTAGGGAGGTCTAGGGAGGAAGGGAGGAATTCGGCGCAGTTGGCGGTCATGTGCGTGCGCGCATGTGTGGAGGTAACTGCATCAATCCTCCCTTCCTCCCCGAGCCAAATTGGAGAAAAGTCGATGGGTGTCGATTCTGAGGATGTGCCGGTGACTGTGGCGGGGCTGGTCGAGCGGCTGATCGCGGTGCATGGCTTGTGGCGGCGGACGCCGGGCAATGGGCCCTCGCCCTTCGCCAGCGATGGCCCCTGGCACCTGATGCTGCGCGAGGTGGGCGATATCGTCGGGCACTATTCCGAGACGCTGATCGAGACCGAGGCGGGTAAGGCGCTGATGGTGCGCAAGGTGGATCAGCGCGCGCCGAGGACGCCGCTGCGCGCTGCCGAGGTGAGCGAGCGGGACCGGGTGACGGGCTGGCTCGGGCTGCTCGCCGATCCGCTCGACCGCAAGGTGGTGTGGCTGGCGACGGCGCATCTGGCGCGCGGCGAGGATGCGCCGGGATGGTCCGAGATCAAGCGGGTGACGGGCGCGCGGCTCACCCCGCGCTCGCTCGCATGGCGCTATGACAAGGCGCTGGCGCAGCTGGTGTGCCTGGTGAACGGGGTGCCGGTGCGGCACTGGAAGGGCTATCACGCCGCATTCCGCAGCGCGGAGGCGCAGGAATGCTAGGGTTTTGCGGTTGTCAACTGCGGAAGATTGTCCCGCAGCAAATAAGCCGTTTCGCCTCCGCAAGCGTGGGCGGGTATTCGGGGGATAGCTTGAGCGCTTGCGTTCGGGCGGGGTGCGCCGGGACCGGCGCTGCCGGAGGTGCCCCTCCTGCCGGCTGTGGCGCTGGTCCCCTTGCATTCGGGTTTCTCTCCCAGACTTGGCGCGGCTGATCGGCATGGCAATCAAGCGATTGCCGGGGCGGATCGGCCGCGCGCCTTCGCGGGTGGCGGCGCTGCCCAAGCGGGCGGAGAGCTTCTATCAATCGGCCGAGTGGCGCGCCTATCGGGCGGCGCACAAGGCCGAGACGGTGCGGCGGCAGGGCGGATGCTGGTGCGCGGTGTGCGGATCGCGGCATCGGTTGATCCTCGATCATGTGGTCGAGCGGCGGGATGGCGGGCCGGACTTCCCTCCTCACGATGGGGCGAAGTGGTACTGCGCGGGCTGTCACAATGCGAAGACGGCGCGGGCGAGGGCGGCGCGGGTGTTCGGTGCTCGGTAGACCGGGGGGTGGTCGAAAGTCTGGGAGGCTGACGGCCGAAAAACCGCCGTTCATCTCATTCGCAGATCTTTTTCTTGGCTGAGGAATTTTCGGACATGGGTGAGGCTGTTGTGCTCGACCTGTTCGGCAATCCGGTGCCGCAAGTGCGGGGGCCGGGTCGGCCGGCGCACGTCGCAACCGCGGAAACGCGTGCTTTCGTGAACATGCTGTTCGTCTGCGGTCACGATGTCATGTCGGTGGCGAAGGCGCTGGGCCTGTCGCGGACGGCATTTTACGAACACTACCGCGCCGAGATCGGCGAGCGGCAGCTCGCGGCGCTCAAGTTCAAGGGTCACCAGATGATCCGGCTTAACCGGCTTGCCCAGGATGGCAACGTCGCCGCCGAAAAGGCGCTGGCCGGGATGATCGCGGGTGAGCAGCTGAAGGCGCTGGGCCAGAAGATCGAGAAGCGCACCGCGCCGACGCCCGCACCGAAGGGCAAGAAGGAACAGCAGCGCGAGGCCGCCGGGAACATCGGTGGGCGCTTCGCGCCGCGCGAGGCCCCGGCGCTGCTGCAGTAAGGTGGCTTTGTGAGGTGGTCGACCGCTTGCCCTGACTGGCGCGAGCGGATCGTCGCCGGTGACAGCCTGGTGCCGCTGGCGCCGCTGTTTCCGGAGAAGGCCAAGGACGCTCTCGGCGTGTTCTGCAGCCTGCAGGTCACCGACCTGCCGAAGAAGGCCGACGGCACTTGGCCGACGCTCGGCGAGGTGGTCGACCAGCGAATCATCGATCTGGTCGCGGCGATATTCGGCGCCGAGGATCCGAAAACGGGGCGGCGGCTGATCCGGCGCTTCATGCTGCTGATCAGCAAGAAGAACGGCAAGTCGACGATCGCGGCGGGCGTGATGCTCACCGCGCTGATCATCGGGTGGCGCGACAACGCCGAGCTGATGATCCTGGCGCCGACGATCGAAATTGCGGGCAACAGCTTCGCCCCGGCGTGCGGCATGGTCCGCGCCGATCCGGAGCTGACCCAGCTGCTGCACATCATCGAGAACCGGCGCACGATCAGGCACCGGGTCAAGGGCTCCGAGCTCAAGATCATTGCCGCGGACAGCGACACCGCCTCGGGCAAAAAGGCCGGGGTGGTGCTGGTCGAGGAGCTTTGGCTGTTCGGCAAGAAGCCGAAGTCGGCGGCGATGTTGCGCGAGGCGCTCGGCGGGCTGGCCGCCCGGCCCGAGGGCTTCGTGCTCTATGTGACGACGCATTCGGACGAGCCCCCGGCCGGGGTGTTCAAGACCGAACTCGCCTATTTCCGCGACGTGCGCGACGGGGTGATCGACGATCCCGAGACGCTCGGGGTGCTGTACGAGTGGCCCGAGGAGCTGCTCGAGGCCGAGGCTTACCTCGACCCGGATTTCTTCGGGGTCACCAACCCGCACCTCGGGCGCTCGGTCACGATTGAATACCTGTCGGGTGAGCTGGCCAAGGAACAGCGCGGCGACGGCGAGGGGTTGCAGATCTTCCTTGCGAAGAACCTCAACGTCGAGATCGGGCTTCGCCTGCGGCGTGATCGCTGGATGGCGGCGGATTACTGGGAGGACGCGGCCGAGCCGGGGTTGACGCTCGAGCAGCTGATCGACCGCTGCGAGGTGATCGTCGCCGGGATCGACGGCGGCGGCGCGGATGACCTGTTCGGGCTGGCGGTGGCCGGGCGCGAGCGGGATTCCGGGATATGGCTGGTCTGGGCGCATGCCTTCGCCCGGCGGGTGGTGCTCGACCGGCGCAAGGATATTGCCTCGCTGCTGGAAGGGTTCGCCGCCGATGGCGACCTGACCTTTACCGATACCGGGCAAGAGATCGTCGACCTGGTCGCGCGGCGCACGGTCGCCCTGCGCGACAGCGGCAAGATGCCTGAGGTCGGCGCGGTCGGGGTCGATGCCTGGGGCATGGGCACGCTGATCGACGCGCTGGTGAGCGCGGGGTTCGAAACCTATGACGAGGTCAACAAGCGCGGGGGCTCGATCGCCTCGGTGCGGCAAGGCGTCGGCCTGACCGGCGTCATCAAGACAGTGGAATTCAAGCTGGTCGACGGGATGCTGCGCCACGGTGGCAGCGGCCTGATGGCCTGGTGTGTGTCGAACGCGAAAGCCGAGCTGCGCGGATCGAACCTCTACATCGCCAAGGAACGCGCGGGGGTCGCCAAGATCGACCCGCTGATCGCGATGTTCAACGCGGTGCAGATGCTCGAGCTGGGGCCGGTGGCTGCAACAACCAAGACGTCGGGGGTGATCTTCCTATGAAGTTCCTCGACTTCTTCTGGCCGCAAACCCCCGAGGCGCGGAGCGACAAGCTGCCGCCGGGATCGGTGATCCGCACCGGGGGCGGCAACTTCATCACGGTCGGCGGGTCGGCGGGCACCGGGCTGCCGGTAGTCAACGAGGCGACCGCGCAGAGCATCAGCGCGGTCAACGCCTGCGTGAAGCTGCTTGCCGGGGCGGTCTCGGCGCTGCCGATGAACATCTACAAGATGGATTTCCAGACCGGCGCGAAGGCGCAGCTCTGGAACGAGGACCTCTGGTGGGTGCTCAACGAGCAGTGGCACCCGCAATGGTCCGCGGCGGCCGGTTGGGATCACCTGATGCGCAGCCGCCTCTATCACGGCGATGCCTTCGCCACGATCGAGCGGAACGGCGCGGGCATCGTGACCGGGCTTGTGCCGGTCCAGAAGTCGCGGGTGGTCACCTACCTGATGGAGAGCGGCCGCCTGATCTACGGCGTGCTGCCGCATGCGCGATCGACCGAGGCGAAGGTCTGGTTTTATGACCAGGACGACATGATCCATGTCGCCGGGGACGGGTTCGACGGGGTGACCAGCCCCAGCGTGCTGCAGTTCGAGCTGCGCGGATCGGCGAGCACCGCGCTGGCGGCGCAGGATGCGAGCGGGCGGTTCTTCGCCAATGGCATGATGCCGGGGTTCTCGCTCGAGTTTCCGGACACGCCGAGCCTGGAGGCGGTCGAGGAGCTGCGCGCCAAGGTCAACGAGAATTACGGCGGCGTGCGCAACGTCGGCAAGCCGATGCTGCTGTTCGGCGGGGCCAAGGCCAGCCCGCTCCAGATCAGCCCGGACGATGCGCAGTTGCTGGATTCGCGCAAGTTCCAGGTCGAAGAGATCGCCCGGATCTACGGCGTCCCGCCCTGGATGATCGGGCACAACGAGAAGACCACCAGCTGGGGCAGCGGGGTGGAGGCGATGGGATCGGGCTTCGTCCGCTACACCCTGCGCCGCCACCTTCACGCGATCACCAACGAGTTCAACCGCAAGCTTTTCCGCCGTGGCAACCGGTTCTGCCAGTTCGACACCAGCGAGCTCGAGCAGCCTTCGTTCAAGGATTTCACCGACGCGCTGCGCACCGGGGTTGGCCGGGCGGGCGAGCGGCCGATCTTCACCCAGAACGAGGCGCGCGCGCGCTTCAACCTGCCGCCGGTCGAGGGCGGCGATTCGGTCGATCCGGTGGCGAAGGCTGCCGATGCCGCCCCTGCGCCAACCGATCCGGCCACCTAGAAGGACACCGCGATGAACAAGCTGCTCGCGCTCTTCCGCGCCAATCGCGGGAAGGGTGAAGGGTTCCGTGCGCTTGCCGATGGGGGCGAGCCGCGGCTGATGGTCTATGACATGATCGTCAGCAGCGACAGCGATGCCGAGTGGCTGGGCGGGGTCAGCGCCGAAAGCTTCGTGCGCGCGCTGCAGGGGATGACCGCCCCGCGCGTTCACGTCCACATCAATTCGCCTGGCGGCGATGCCTTTGCCGGAATGGCGATGGCCAACGCGATGCGCGCCTATCCGGGCGAGATCGTCTGCCATGTCGACGGGGTGGCGGCCAGCGCGGCCGGGTTTCTCGTCGCCTCCGCCTCGCGCACGGTGATGGCGCTGGGCGCGATGATCATGGTTCACAAGTCCTGGACCATCGCCTTCGGCAACAGTGACGACATGCTGCACACCGCCGGGGTGCTGGAAAAGGTCGACGCGCAGCAGATCACGCTCTTCCAGACCAAGAACCCCGATTACGATTGGGAAGCCGCGCTTGCCGCCGAGACCTGGTTCGATGCCGCCGAGGCGGTCGCGATCGGCCTTGCCACCGAGCGCGAGGAAGCCGCGCCACCGAGGGCCTTGGCTTTCGATCTCTCGGCCTTCGAGCGCGCGCCCCAGATGCCGGCGGCGGCGACCCCGGCGCCCGAACCCGACACCACCGAACAGGACGCCCTCGGGCTGCGCCGCCGCAAGGCGCGCGCGCTCGAGCTCACCCATCCCTAGCGCGCTGCGCTGGACAAGCGGCCCGGCGCATCCGGGATCACCATGAAGGAGAAATTGGCCATGTCGATTCAGGCCCTCCGTGAACAGCGCGCGGAACTCGTCAATGCGCTGAAGGCTGCCGTCGACGATGCGGATAAGTTCGCGTCGATCGAGGCACAGATCGCGGAAAAGGACGCCGCGATCGACCGTCACCAGAAGGTGATCGAAGCCACCGCCAAGCTCCAGCAGCCCGCTGCTGGCGCCGGTTCGGTGACCGAGCCCGCCCCGGCGGCCAAGGCCCCGGCGCAGGTCAAGGAAAAGGGCCTGCGCTTCGGCGCCGCGATGCGCGCGGTCGCGGCTGCCGGTGGCGATCGCACCGCCGCCGTCGCCATCGCCGAGCAGTGGGGCCATTCCAGCCTGTTCGCCCAGCAATCGGGCCTGACCGGCGCGGCCGGCGGCTTCCTCATCCCCGAGGACGTCTCGGGCGAGCTGATCGAGCTGCTGCGTCCGGCGAGCGTTGTGCTGTCGCTGAACCCGGTGATCATGCCGATGGACAACGGCAACCTGACGATCAACCGCATCAACGTCGGCACCACCGCCAGCTACATCGGTGAGCTGCAGGATGTTCCGGCGACCGGCGTCCAGTTCGGCCAGATGAAGCTTTCGAGCAAGAAGCTGGCGGCGCTGGTCCCGATCTCGAACGATCTGCTCAAGTCGGCCAGCTACCAGGCCGACGCGGTGGTGCGCGACGATCTTGTGCAGTCGCTTTCGACCGGCATGGACCTCGCCTTCATCCGCGGCGCGGGCACCCAGTTCGCCCCGCTCGGGATGCGCAACCAGCTGACCGGCACCGACTTCGCTGCGACCAACGTGCTGACGATGACCGCGACTCCGTCGCTGGTCACCGTTACGACCGATCTCGGCCGCCTCGAGCTGGCGCTGCTCAACGCCAACGTGCCGATGACCCGTCCGGGCTGGATCATGGCGCCGCGCACGATGATGCACCTTTACAACCTGCGCGACGGGAACGGCAATTACGCCTTCCCCGAAATGCAGAACGGCCAGCTGCGCGGCAAGCCGTTCCGCGTGACCACGCAGATCCCGACCAACCTCGGCGGCGGCACCGAGAGCGAGCTCTATCTCGCCGACTTTGCCCACGTCGTGGTCGGCGAACAGCAGGGCATCGAGCTCGCGATCAGCACCGAGGCGGCCTATCGCGCCGCGGGCAACACGCTGCAGGGATCGTTCAGCCGCGACGAAACCGTGGTGCGCGCGATCGCGCTTCACGACTTCGGGATGCGCCACCTGCCCGCGCTTGCGATCCTCACCGGCGTCACCTGGGGCGCCTGATGAATGACGGGGCGGGCCGCGCGGCTCGCCCCGTTGCTTTTCCGGCCAGGCGCATGGCGCGCCTTGCCGAGTGAACATCCCGACCCCTTCATGGAAAGGAGTTTCCCATGAGCACCGTTGAAAAGGAAAACATCGGCAGCAAGATCGCTGTCGTGCGCGCTGCCGCCAACACCGCTGTCACCGCTGGCGGCGCCGGTGATGCCACCGCCGTGACCGGCGTGATCATCGATCGCGCCGCGCTGGGCTGGCCCCAGTCCTGCGTCGTGGCGGTGCCCTTCACCGCGACCCTCGCCGCGGCGGCGACCCTGTCGCTGTCGATCACCCTGCAGGACGGCGATGCGTCGAACCTCTCGGATGCCGGCACCTTTGCCTCGCGCGCGAACGGCGTGATCGCAACCGGCCCGGGCGGCGGCGGCACCGTGACCGGCACCATCGAGCTTGACGTCAACCTCTCGGGCGCCAAGCGCTATGTCCGCGCGAACTTCACCCCGGACCTTTCGGCATCGGGCACCGACACCGCGGCCCTGTCCGAGGTGATCGTGTTCGGCGGCGCGACCAGGCTGCCTGCGTGATGAGCGCGGTCCGCTTCGTGAAGCCGTGGTCGCTCTACAATCCGGGAGAGACTGCGGGCTTCGATGACGCGACCACCGCGTTTCTTATCGAAACCGGCACCGCGGTTCTGGCCGATCCGGCCAGGCCCGCCCCCAAGCGGGCGAAGAAGACCCCCGCAACCGACGCTGCCGAGCCCGCGGGCGAGGGCGCGGCCGCGGAGACTCCGCCGGCGGACTGACCTCCTCCGCCATACGGGCCGCCGACTACCAGCGGCGGCCCGGTTTCCCCTTTTCCGACCACCACCAGCGCGAGGGCGAGATGCAGTTCGAACTGGCACCTTTCGCCCTGCCCGCCGGTTATGCCCAGGCGATCCTGCCGCTTGCCGATCTGAAAGCACACCTCGGGGTGCTGGAGAATGATCAGGACGCGCTGATCGGGGTCTATCGCGACGCTGCGGTCGACATGGTCGAGCGGTATTGCGGCGTCCGGCTCGGCCCGGTCGAGGATGTCACGGTGCGGATCGAAAGCCTGCCCTCGCCGCTGGCGCTTGGGGTCTGGCCGGTGACCGCAATCAATTCGATCACCTGGCTCGATGAAGCGGGCGATGCGGTGGTGGGCGAAGAGACCGATTGGCGCATCATCCGCCGCGACACGATCGGGCTCAAGCCCGGCCGCACCCTGCCGAGCGGGATCGGCGGCGGGGTCGAGGTCAGGGTCGATGCCGGGTTCACCGCCGCCGATCGCCCGCCCGCGCTGGTGCAGGCGGCACGGCTGTTTGCCGGGCACCTGTTCATGAACCGCGAGGCGGTGATCACGGGCACGATTTCGGGCGAGATTCCGCTCGGCTTCCGCCAGCTCTGCGGTGCTTACCGGATTCCGGTGATCTGATGGCGCGCATCCCGGCCGGAAAGCGCGACCGCAAGATCGCCTTCTATCCGCGCACCGTGACCGTCGGCGCGCTGGGGACCGAGGCCGAGGCGGATGGGACCCCGGTTGACGCCTGGGCGAACGTCCGGTTCGGCACCGGGGCCGAGCGGCGCGAACTGGCGCAGGCCGGATCGCAGCAGACCGCGACCTTCCGGGTGCTTTCGACCGCCGCCCTGCGCGCGGTGACCGAGCGCTGGGAGATCGCCTTCATGGGCGCGCGCTGGGGCATCCAGGCGATCAGCCCGATCGGCGAGGCTGCCGAGATCGAATTCACCGCCACCAGGAAGGGGGCCTGACGTGAAGACGACGGTGCGCTTCGAAGGGGGCAAGGCGCTGGAAAAGGCGCTCGGCGAACTGCCGACGCTCTATCGGCGCAAGAAGGCGGCGCGCGATGCGCTGCTGGAAGGCGCCGCGCTGATCCACGCCGCTGCCGAGGCCAAGGCCCCGGTGCGCAGCGGCGGCCCGGAAAAGCGTTTCCGCGTCGGCGAAGGCGAAAGCCGGGTGCGGCGGCGCGGTGCGCTGAAATCGCACGTCACGATCGGCACCCGGCTGAACCGTTCGCAGGCGCGGCAGAACGCGGGCAAGATGCCGGTGGAGGTTTACGTCGGCACCCGCGACCGCGCGGGCCGCTTGCAGGAATTCGGGACCGAGGACGCGCCCGCCCAGCCCTTCATGCGCCCGGCGTGGGATGGGCAGAAGCTGGCGGCGCTCGAGATGATCAAGGATGCGCTCTGGCGGCAGATCAGCCGGCAGGCGGCGCTCGCGGCCAAGGCGTTGAAGCGGGGGCGGCGGTGAGCACCTGGCGGCAGGACCTGATCGCCCGGCTGCGCGGCGATGCGGCGCTGGCGGCGGTGTTCGGCACCCGCATCGCCTTCTTCGAGGCGGCGCGCAGCTGGTCGGCCTATCCGCGGCTTGTGCTGCAGGAGGTGAGCCCGGGTCGCGAATACACGCTGGCCGGGCCGGACGGGCTCGATAGCCCGCGCGTCCAGTTCGATATCTTCGCCGAGACCGATGCCAGCCTGCTCGCGGGTGAGGCGGCGCTGATCGAGGAAATGGAAATCGGCGCCACTGAGGGCGGCACCCGCTTTGCGCCGGGGTTCCTCGAGGCGCGTTCGATGCCCGATCCGGGCGATCTTGCCAACCAGCGCCGCATCCTGCGGCTCGCCCTCGACTTCACGTTCTACCACGAAGCGATCTGACGAAAGGACCCGATCGATGACTGCAGCTGCCAAGGACACCTTCGGCGCGATCCTCCGGCTTGCCGCCGCCCCCGGCTCGCCTGCGGCCGTCGCCGAGCTCACCAGCCTCACCCCGCCGGCCCTGTCGCGCGGCACCCAGGACGCGACCACGCTCGACGGCGCGACCGAAGCAATGGAGTTCATCGCCGAGGGCGTCTACGATCCGGGCGAGATCAACTGCACCGGACACCTGATCCTCGGATCGAACGCCGACGACCTGTTCATCGCCGCACTCACCAGCGGCAGCCCCTACAACTTCGAGATCGAGGGCAAGGCCGCATCGGGACGCGAGGAGATGAGCGGCACCTGCATCGTCACCTCCTACGCGCCGGGCGAGTTCACCCCGACCGGCAAGCAGACCTTCACCGCGACGATGAAGGTGACCGGCGCGATCACCCAGGCGCCGGTGACCTGATGCCGGCCAATCCCATGAACGGTGCGCTTAGCTTCGAACACGAAGGCCGCCGCTTCACGCTCGTCTTCGACATGGAGGCGATCGCCCGCTTCGAGGAATCGACCGACCTGTCGATCTTCGAGGCGGTGCAGGGCCTCGGCACCGGGCGGCCGCCCAAGCTCTCGGTGCTCGGCGCGCTGCTGCAGGCGGCGCTGGCGGCGAACCATCCGGATGTCACCCGCGGCGACGCGATGGCGATGATGGTCAACCCGGCAGTGCAGGCGCTGTTCGCCGAGGGGCTGTCCGGCGCGATGCCGCAGACCGGCGATGCGGGGGAGGATGGCGACACGCCACCCGCAAACCCTCCGAAGGCAAGGCCCGTCCGCGCCGCTGGCAAGACTGGCTGATCGACGCGAGCGAGGCCGGGATCGGCCTTGCCGATTTCTGGCGGGCCACCCCGCGCAGCATCAACCTCGCGGTCGAGGGCTATCGCCGCCGCCGCGCCTGGGCCGCCTGGCACGCGGGCTATCCGGCCCACTTCAAGGACCCGGATTTCGATCACCTGCTCGGCCGGGCCGCCAAGGCCGTCGCCGCGCCGATGAGCGACGACGCGATGGTCCAGAACATCCGCCGCTGGCGGATCGTCACCGGCGGCAAGGCTGCCGCGTCCTAATTCTTCGGAGAGCTTCATGGCGAACAGCGTGATCGGTGCCCTGCGCGTCATGCTCGGCATGGACACCGCCGAGTTCGAGAAGGGCGCGACCAGCGCCCAGCGCTCGGCCGCGCGGTTCGAGAAGGACATGGTCAAGCTCGGCGGCAAGCTCCAGAAGGTCGGTGTCGGGATGAGCGACGCGTTGACCGCGCCGCTAGCCGACTTCGGCGTCTCGGCGGTGCAGGCCGCCAAGGAAAGCGCGGATTCGATGGCGCAGGTCAACGCCGCGCTCGCATCGATGGGCAGCCAGGCCGGCCGCACCAGCGAGCAGCTCGGCGAGCTCGCCAAGCGCCAGATGGGGCAATCCCTCTTCGACGACGATGAGATCCTGCGCAAGGTCACCGCCAACCTGCTGACATTCGGGAGCGTCTCGGGCGAGCAGTTCGATCGCGCCCAGCAGGCCGCGCTCGACCTGTCCACCCGCCTCGGCACTGATCTCACCAGCGCGACGGTCTTGATCGGCAAGGCCTTGAACGATCCGGTCAAGGGCGTCACCGCGCTCGGCCGGGCGGGCATCCAGTTCACTGCCGACCAGAAGGCGATGATCGCCAGCATGGTCGAGGCCGGCGACGTCGCGGGCGCGCAGAAGATCATCCTCGGCGAGCTCGAGAAGCAGTTCGGCGGCGCTGCCAAGGCCGCGCGCGACGCGGATCCCGGCGCAGCGCTCAAGCAGTCCTTCGCCGCCTTCCAGGAGGAGGTCGGCGCCAAGCTCCTGCCGCTTCTGCCGCCGCTGCTCGACGCGATCACCGGGATCCTCGATGCCTTCACCGCCCTGCCCGCGCCGGTGCAGGAAGGGGTGCTGGTGTTCGCAGGTGTCGCCGCCGCGCTCGGCCCGGTGCTGACCGCCGTCGGCACGATGCTGACGCTCGCGCCCCAGCTGGTCGGCGCCTTCAACCTGATCCGCGGCGCCGCCCTGCTGCTGATGGCGAACCCGGTGATCCTCGCCTTCGCCGGGGTGATCGCCGGGATCTACTTCGCCTGGAAGCACTGGGACAAGATCGAGCCGATCGTCCGCGACCTCTACAACGGGGTGAAGGCGTGGCTGGTCGACAAGCTCGGCGCAGTCTTCAAGTGGCTCGGCGACAAGGTCCGCGCGGTCACCGGCTTCTTCAAGGACATGTACATCGCCGTCGTCGGCAATTCCTACGTGCCCGACATGGTCGACGGCATCGCCGCCGAGTTCGCGCGGTTGCAGACGCTGATGGTCGATCCGGCGCAGAAGGCCGCCGCCGCCACCACCGACGCGATGCGCCAGATGGCGACCGATGTCGGCAGCCTGCTCGACCGGCTGTTTCCGCAGATTGCCGAGGCGCGCCGGCAGGCCGAGGAGCTGGCGCTGCTCGACAATGCCGCCGGGAAGGGGCTGATCTCCGACGACCTGCGCCGCCGCGCGCGGCTCAAGGTGCTGACCGGCGGGCAGAAAGCGGCGGTTTCCGAGGACCTGCTCAACACCGGCCCGCTTGTCGACTTCGGCGCGAAGCTCGAGGATCTCCAGGGCAAGCTCGGCGGGCTCGCCGAGAACAGCAAGGTCCAGACCGTCCAGATCGCCGAGAATTTCCGCGACATGGCGCAGAACGCGATCCGCGCGCTCGACGAGATGGTGGGCGCGATCCGCGGCGGCGGCTTCCTCGACATCCTCGGCAGCGTCATCAACTTCGGCCTGCAGCTCGGCGGGATGGGGGTGTTCGGCAAGACGGTCCAAGCCAACCTCCAGAAGACCCCCGGCTTCGCCAATGGCGGGGCGATGCGGTTGGGTGGCCTCTCCGGAATCGATCGCAACGTGCTCTCGCTCAACGGCTCGCCGATCGCGCGGGTCTCGGCCGGCGAGACGATGCAGATCCGCCCAGCGAACGACGCTGGGGGCGGATCGCCAGTGCCGGTGCATGTCACGGTGGGGATCGATCCGCGCAACGGCAATGTCACGGCCTACGTCGATGGTCGCATCGCGGCAACGGCGCCCGCCATTGCCGGGGCTGGCGCCTCGATCGCGCAGGCGCAGATGACGCAGGCCGCAAGGCGGCGGGTGCGCTGATGGCGGTGCTCGACCTCCCCCTGTTCGCCGGCCCTGCCACCTTCACCGCCAGCTTCAACGACCCCGGCTTCACCCAGCGCGCGGTGCAATCCGACGATTATATCCCGCGCAAGGGCGGCCGCTACACGGTGGGCTTCACCTTCGGCCCCTACGCGCCAAATCAGGGCCGGGTGATGGTTGCGCGGCTGATCGCGGGCAAGCAGGGCGGCGTGCGGGTCAAGCTGCCGCTGCTCCACGGGCAGGGCAATCCCGGCTCGCCGGTTGTGTCGTCAGCCTCGGGGCGGATGCTGGGGATCTCCGGCCTGACCCCGGGTTATGCGGCGCTCGAGGGCTACTGGCTCTCGCTGGTCAAGGACGGCCGCCATTACCTGCACAGCATCGGCATTGGTGCGACGGCAGGCGTCGCCGGGACGATCACCGTCGAGCTTAACGAGCTGCTGCGCGACACATTCGCGCCGGGCACGCCCGTGCATCTCGCGCAGCCGCAGGTCGAAGGACTGCTGCAGGGCGATGATTTTTCCTGGTCTGTCGGGACGGACCGGCTGTTCCCGATAGCCTTCACGATCAAGGAAGTGCGATGAGCAACGGCCTGACGTGGCTCTTGCGCCTGAACCTTCCGAGCGGTGACGTGTTCCTGAGCGATGGCGGCGTCACGACGTGGAGCGGCAACACCTATGCCGCGTCGCATCCGGTGCTAGGTGGCTTTTCGCAGATCGGCGAATTGACCGAGGGGTTCGGGGACGAACTGCCCGAACAGGAAATCATCTTTGCCCCGCCGAGCAACGCCGCCTTGGGGCCTCTGCAAGAGGGGGCCTATGCGCGCAGTCCGGTGCGGCTTTGGCTGGCCGAGTTCAACCCTGCGACGGGCGATGTTGTGGGGACGCCCGACCTTCGCTTTGCGGGGCGGTTGGACAGGGTGCGGCAGAACTTCGGCTTGCGGCAACTCAGCATCGTGGTTTCGTGCGTGTCCGAATTGGAAGTGCTGCTGTTCTCCGATGACGGCAACGGGCTTTCGGCGGCGTTTCACAAGTCCGTTTACCCCGGCGAGACCGGGCACGATCAGGCGAGCGGGCTGGTGACGACCGTTTCCTGGGGCGTGGAGGCGGCGGGCGGCGGTTCCGCTCGTGCCGGTGGCGGCGGAAGCGGCGGTGGCGGCGGCTTTGGTGCCGACATCAACGAGGTTGCCCGATGAATGATCTACAGCGCCGGGTGGCAGCGACCACGGCGACGAAAGAGCGTTTCGAGGGCAAGCCGTTCGACTGGCGCAAGCACGCGACTTGCGTGCACATGATCCGCTTCCATGCCGCGCAGATGGGGCACAAGCTTCCGGTGATCCCGCGCTTTCGCTCGGCGGTCGGGGCGATGAAGGCTTTGCAGGCGGAGGGCGTCGAGACGCTGCCCGAATTGATGGACAAGTATTTCCCGCGCATCCCTGCGGCGCAAATGCTGGTGGGCGATGTCGCGGCGTTTCCGGGGGACGAAGGCGGGTTTGACGGCCTGATGATCTACGGCCAGCTTCGCGCGGTGCTGGGCTGGCATCAGGACGTTGCCGAGTGCCAGATCGCGCGGCTTACCGAGGAAGGCTACGCCCTTTGCACGGGGGCTTGGCGGCTTTAGGTCGCGCACCTTTCGACTTTGCCGCTCTCCGCACCCGCGAGGCCGGTGGAGCGCAATTCCGCCACCGACCCGTTCGCGGTCGGTGTGAAATCCCAACGGTGCCGGGGCGTCCCGAACACCTCGATCAAAACCCAATACTTGCCATCCAAAGAACGCAGTTCCGGCGTGCCCGGCAGGCTTTCGGCAAAGCAAGTAGCGAAGGCCGCTGCGGGCTTTGCGCTGGCAATCGTCTTTTCGACCCGCGTCTTTGAGAGACCTGCGGGCGTGGTGGCGCAACCTGCGAGGGCAAGCGCCGCGATGATTATGAGCCTTTTCATGGCGCGGCAACATACAGGAGTTTCCTGAATGGCGAAAGTGCTGAGAGTGGTGGCCACCGTTGCGGGGGCCGTCGCCCTGATAGCGACGGGTGCCGGGGCTCTCGGCGTTGCTGCTATTGCGGGCGCAAAGACCGCCACGATTGCCGCCGTGGCCTCAGTCACCGCAGGCGTCGCCTCCACCGGAGCCCAAATTCTAGCCCCCAAACCCATCGCGCGCGGCTCCCCGGCACAGGTCACAATCGAGATCGAACCGCCAAGGCCCTACATCGTCGGGCGCGTCATGGTCGGCGGGGTGCTGCGCCATGATGCGGCTTACGGTGCCACGCGGAACAAGGTGCCGAACCCCTACCGCTGGCAAGTGCGCGTGCTGTCCGGCGTCGGGCCTATTCAGGGCATCGCGGGCGAGTTCTTCGACTTTGCGCCGATCGACAACGGCTATTTCGGCGGGTTCTTCAACTCCACGCAAAGCCTCGGCGCACGTCCGCAGGCCACCGCGCTTGTGCCGCCCTATGGCCCCGCGCCGGGGTGGGACTCGTCAAGCCGCCTTTCGGGCTGCACGCACGTTGGCCTTAACTTCCTGTTTGACAAGGACGGCAAGCGGTTCGCCTCGGGCATCCCGGTCTACACCGCCCTGTGCGAAGGCGAAAAGGTCTATGATCCGCGTCAGGATAGCACCTATCCGGGGGGCAGCGGGCCTTGCCGCGCAGGCGTTGAAAGCACCTATGTCTACAGCGCGAACCCGGCCTGCCATGCGCTGACTTACGCACTGGGCCGGTTCCAGAACGGCTACCGCATTTTCGGCCTCGGGCAGGCGCTCGGTACCATCGACCTCCCCGCCGTGGTCGATTGGGCAAACGACTGCGACGCGAACGAATGGACCGTGAACATGGTCCTGCAAGAGGGCGGTATCGGGGCGAACCTGCGCGAACAGCGGGTGCGCAACCTTAACGACCTTTGCGCGGCAGGCGGGGGGCGCTGGTATCAGGCGGGCGGGCTGCTGTCCTTCGATTGGCACCGGCCCCGCGTCGCGCTCGCCACGCTGACTGACGAGGACATTCTGGAGGCTGGCGGCGGCACCGATGCGGTGCAGTCCGTGCGGAACCGCATGAACGGCGTGCGCCCGCAATATGTCTCGCCTGAACACAACTGGCAGCAGATCACCGCCGAAGAAATCATCGGCTCGACCTACCGCACCGAGGATGGCGGCAAGGCGCTGACGCAGACCTATCCGCTGAACGGCGTGACCAATGCCAGGCAGGCGGGCGAGCTGGCATCCTACGCGATGGCCGATAGCCGCGAGCTTGGGCCGATGGATGTTCAGGCGGTTGCGAAGTGGCGCTTCTACCGCCCCGGCGATTGCATCCAGGTCGATAGCAGCCTGATCGCCTATGACGGGCAAGCGGTCATCAACCAGCGCGGCTTGAACCCGGAGACTTTCGCGGTTCCCCTGTCGCTGAAATCCGAAACCCCGGGCAAGCATGACTTCGCGCTGGGCAAGGTGGCTGATCCGCCGCCCACGCCCATTCTCGCGCAGACGCCGGAAGAACGCGACCTTTTGGCGGCAGCGAACATCACCCCGCGCGCGGTCGATGTCGAGTATGAGGACGGCACGCCGGTTGAGAACCTTCAGCCTGCCGAGCCGGGGGCGACCGAAGGCGCGCGGCTGCCCTCTCCCGGCGCGGCGGCAGGCGGCGCGGTCGGGAACATCAGGGATCACACCGGCCGGCTCTACAATCCGGGCGAGCTGCTCAACACGTCGATCAGGATCACGCCGAGCGGGCGGCTCGAGTCTCGTCCGCTCCCCGGCTCCGACCCGGTCAGCATGGGGCAAATCTCGCTGCCCGACCTTGGCGCGGCCAGCCAGATCGACATCCGCCGCGCCGAAAACGATATCGAAAGGCTGGCCGGTGCGCTCACATTGGCGCTGAGCGAAGCCTCGCGCACCAGCGAGACCCTGACCGATGCGGGCTTCTATGCCGACCCGGCGACGGGGAAGGTTCGCATCCACGCGATCGAGCAGACGCGCGAGCGGGTGAGCAGCGCCGAGATCAGGCTGAACGCGGCCGAGGCGCAGATCAATCTGAAGGCCAGCGTCAACTATGTGGACGAGCAGCTTGCGCTGGCGGTTATCGACCCCAGCCAGATCGCCGACCTGTCGCAGGTGTTCGTCCGGCTCACCGCTGCCGAGGTCGATATCGACGGCCTCAACGCGGCGGTTCTGGCGCGGGCGACCACCACCGAATTGAGCCTTGTCGCGGGCCGGGTGACGACTGCCGAGACCGAGATCGACGCGCTGCAAGGCGCGATCACAAAGAAGGTGGATACGACCACCTTCAACGCGCTCGAAACGCGCGTCACCGGCGCGGAAAGCACGCTCACGGCGCTGGGGGACACCGCATCGCTTGTCAATCAAGTGCGCGCCGTCCGGCTCGTCGAGCGCGAGCAGGACGCCAACGCCGAGGCCGATCTGCGGGCGCTGTTGCAGGGCGACCGGGCGCAGCGCGATCAGGTGGCGGCGATTACGCAGGCCCAGCAGGAGCTTCGCACCGACATCACTGGTGTGGCGCAAGCCGAGGCCGTGGCGCGGCTCGCCTTGCAGGTCCGCATCGGGCAGGCCGAGGCGACGGCGGCGAGCGAAACGGCGGCGCGGATCAGCGGGCAGAATGCGCTGGCGACGCAGATCACCGCGCTGACCGTGGCGCTGTCCACCGAGACGGCCAACCGCAACGCGCAGATCGCGACGGTTGAACAGGCGCGCATCGACGGGGACGCGCTGATCGCGGCGGGGCTGGCGCAGCAGGCGACGGCGGCGCGCGTGGCAGATGGCGACGCGGCGGGGCAGGCCGAGAAGCTGCTGCAAGCCTTGCTCACGAACGACAAGAACCGGCGCGAGACGAACGGCTTGTTGGCAGGCGCCCGGCAGGAAATCACCGCGCAGATCGTGGCCGACCGCGAGGCGGTGGTAGCGGCCTTGACTGCGTTGGTGGCGCGAGTTGCTGGCAACGAAGCGGCCCTGATCTTTGAGCAGCAGGTTCGCGCCACGGCCATCGAGTCCGTTGCGCAGTCGATCACCACGCTGAATGCCAGCTTCACCACCGCGCTTGCGACAGAGACTGCCGAGCGGATCGTCGCCGTCGAGGATGTGAACGGCCTGATCGCGGATGAAGTGAATGCGCGCGGGGAAGCCATCATCGGCGAGCAGAACGCGCGGCAACAGGCGGTGCAGATGCTCACGGCGGCGATCCAGAGCGAGGCGACGGTGCGGGCCGATGCGGACGGGGCGCTGGCGCAGCAGATCAACACGCTCAACGTCACGGCGGGCGACCTGAGCGCGGCGATCACGGCGGCCAACCAGGCGCGGATCGACGGCGATCAGGTGTTGGCCGGGCAGATCAGCACGCTCACCACAACGGTCAACGGCAACACCGCCTCGATCAACCAGTTCGCCGAGAGCATCAATGGCCTGCGCGCCCGTGCCGGAGTGCGGCTCGATGTCAATGGCCGCGTGACCGGGTGGGTGCTGAACAGCAGCGCGCAGGAAAGCGACTTCACGCTGGTTGTCGATACGTTCCGCGTCTTCGCGCCGGGGATGGCGGTGGCGCAGGCCCCGTTCGAGTTTTCGGGCGGCAATCTGCGGCTTTCGGGCAATGTCAGGGTGGGCGGCGACCTCGTTGTGGGCGGCACGCTGACGGCGGACAAGTTCGTCGCGGACGGTGTGACCCGCGCTTATCAAGCGGGCAATGCCAGCGCGATCACGCTCGAAGCGATCGAGGATGTCGTCACCATCACGATCGAGATGGAGCGCCCCGGCACGATCATCCTGATTGCCGATATGCAATTCACCTTCGCGAGCGGAACGTGGGATTTCGAACTCGCGGTGGGAAGCACGGTCCTGAAAACCGGCTCTAGCAACACCGACCGATACGCCAGTTTCTCGGGCGTCTTCTTCGCGCCGAGCGCGGGAACCTACGTGGCCAAGGCCCGCGCTGCGAGCGGCGGCAGCGTCACCATCAATCCCGGCGGCGCGGGTCTCGTCGCCCTAAGAACCTACATCTGAAGGAGCAGTAAGCATGGCATGGTATCGCGCGGGCACGGTCGCCCTCACCAACGGTAGCGCCACCGTCACCGGAACCGGCACGGCGTTCATCGCCAACGCGCAGATCGGCGAGGGCTTCCTCGGCCCCGATGGCCGCACCTATGAAATCACGAACATCGCATCCGACACCTCGCTCACCATCAGCCCGGCCTACTTGGGCAGCACGGCGAGTGGGCAGGCCTACGCCATCGCCCCCCTGCGCGGGCGCATTGCTGACCTGATCGCCGAGACCAGCAACCTCCTTGCCACCTTCGCCAGCGTGCGCGACGGCATCGGTGCGGGCCTGTTCCCCGATGGCACGGTCAGCCTGCCCGCGCTCCGCTTTGCCGCCGATCAGGACACCGGCCTGGTCCGCATCGGCAGCAACGCGATGGCGCTGGTCTGCGGCGGCACAACCTCGGCCATCATCGAGGCCAACGCCTTCACCGTGCCCTCCTACTTCGCCACGCGCGGCAGCGGGACGGGAACAGCGTCTTTCGAGCATGGCATCGGGCGGACCGGCGATGGGGTTGCTCTGATCGACCTTCATTCGTCGGCAGGGCAGGACTTCAACGCGCGCTTCTCCCGTGGCGCTGGTGCGAACGGGAACCTTGAGTTCATCAATACCGGCTCGGGCGTGTTCGGCTTTACGCAAAGCGGGGCGGGCTCGTTCCAGTTCAACTCGGACGGGGCGCTGCGTTTGCAGGTGGCGACCACCGCCCTGCTGCCCGGTTCTGACAATGCGTTCACGCTGGGTCTTGGCTCGCTTCGCTGGTCGACGGTGTTTGCCACCACCGGCCCGATCAACACCTCGGACGCGCGCGAGAAGCACTGGCGCGGCGGACCCGATGAGGCGGCCTTGCGCGCCGCCAACCGGATCATCGGCGAGCTCGGTTTCTTCCAGTGGCAGGATGCCGTCGACGAGAAGGGCGAGGACCGGGCCCGCATCCACTTCGGTGTGCGTGCCCAGCAAGTAATGCAGATCATGGCTGAAGAAGGGTTGGAGGACGAGCAGATGCTCGATCTCGACGCAGATGTCTTCATCCCCGCCGCCGACCGCCCCAGTTTCCGCCACGCCTTCCTGTGCTTTGACACTTGGGACGATGAGTTCCAGCCCGAGATGGCTGATGTCGAGGTGCCGGTCGAAGATCCGACCGCCCTCATCGGCGAGGACGGCAACCCGATCATGCGGGTGCGGATGCGCAAGGAACCGCGCCCGACCGGCAAGATGATCCAGACCCGCCACGCCGGCAACCGCTTCGGCCTGCGCATCGACCAGCTGACCATGTTCCTGCTCGCCGCGCTGGCGAGCCGGGTGGCGGCGCTGGAAAGCAAGAAGCGGTGAGCGCGCGTCACATCGCCGATCAGATCGCCCACTTCGCGGTGGCGGTGCTGATCCTTTCCGTGTTCGCGATCGGCACGCTCTGGGCGGGCGCTCTCGCCGGTCTTGCCCTCGGCCTGATCCGCGAGACCGCCGAAGCGGGCGGCTCGCGCATCACGCTGGCCGAGGTGCTGGCCCACTTCCGCAAGCGCGATCCGTGGATCGACCTGACATTTTGGGCGCTGGGCGGTCTCGCCGCTGCGGCCATCATCTTTGGATAAGGACTCGGCGATGAACGATGCCGAAGAGCCTCGCCGCTGGGAGCTGACCCTGATCGAGAAGATCGTCGGCACGGTGCTGATCGGCCTGCTCGGGTGGATGGCCTTCACCCTCCAGCAGATGACGATCGATGTCGCGGTGATCAAGTCCGAGCTCGCCAAGGGCGATCGCGACCGTTTCAGCGCGGCCGAGGGCAAGGCCCTGACCGAGCGGGTCCAGCGCATCGAAGACCAGATCACCACGATGGAGGAAAGGAAGGACCGATGAGCAAGGCCAATCGCGAGGCGCTCCAGCGCTTCCTCGTTTCCAGGGGCGCTGGCCTGACGGTCGACGGCGTCGTCGGCCCGAAGACCCAGCGCGCCATCTTCGATCTGTTCGCCAACCGCGCCGCCGCGCCGATCAGTCCGGCCGAGGTGACGATGATCGCGCGCGAGCTCGGCGTCGCGCCCGAGCAGGTGCGCGCGGTCGCCGCGGTGGAAAGCTCGGGCGGCGGCTACCTGCCGAGCGGGCATCCCAAGATCCTGTTCGAACGGCACTGGCTGTTCCGCCGCATCGGACGCTCGCTTTCCGCCTCGAGCGTGCTCGGCGCCTTCCTCGCCGCGCCGACGGGGGGCGGCTACACGCTCGACGCCGACGGGGACGGGATCAACGACAGCTGGGAAAAGCTGATCGAGGCCTGCGCTCTCGATCCGCTCGCCGCCTTCGAAAGCTGCTCGTGGGGCAAGTTCCAGATCATGGGGGGGCACTGGAAGGCACTGGGCTACCCGGATGTCTTCACCTTTGCCTGGGGCATGCGCGAGAGCGAGCTGGGGCACTACCGCGCGCTTGCCGCCTTCATCCGGGCGAACGGGCTGGCCCCGGCGCTGGCGCGGATCTCGACCAACCCGGCCACCAACGCCGCCTTCGCGCGCGGGTACAACGGGCCGCAGTTCCGCAAGTTCAAGTATGACGAGAAGCTCGCCCGCGAGATGCGCAAGGAGCTGGCAGCATGACGATGCGGACCATTCCCAACCTCCGGATCGTGGTCGCCTTCAGCGTTGCGGCGATCATCGGCTACGCGGTGTTCTCGGTCTGGGTGGTCCTCTACTCGGGCGACGCGGCGATGAAGGGTGACGTGATCGGCACCTGGAAGAGCTTTGCGGTGGCAGGCTTCGCCTTCTGGATCGGCTCGTCAAGCGCCGGGAAGGCCGAAACGCGGGACCCACCGGCATGAACGCGCTCGGCAAGTTCCTCGCCAGCCTCGCCCCGCTGGGCCGGGCGGTGCTGATCGGGCTGCTGATCGCGCTCATGGTGCTGGTGCTGGTCACTGTCCAATCATGCCAGCGCGCCAGCGTCGCCAAGACCGAGGCGAAGCTTTCCACCAACCAGGCCGGGGCGGCGATCGCCAACGGGCAGGATGCGGTCGCCACCGGCAGCGCGACCGGCGCCCGCGCTGCCGCCACCGACCGTCTCACGCAGGAGAATGCCGATGCAATCCGCAATGCCGAAGGGGCTGCGGCCCCTGTTGCCGCTGGTGCCCGCGATGCTGGCCTTGCCGGGCTGTGTAGGCGCGCCGCCTATCGTCGCGACCCCCGGTGCGTGCAGCAGCCTCCTGCCCCCTGAATGGCGCGAGGGTGTCCCCGGCGCCCCGCTCCCGGACGGCGCGACCGTCGGCGACTGGATCGCCTTCGCCGACGCGCAAACCGGCCAGCTCGACAAGGCCAATGATCGCACCACCGCCGCAATCGGCATCGTCGAACGCTGCGAGGAACGCGACCGGCAGGCGGTGAGGCGCAGCCGCCGGAAGGTGCTCGGGCTGTTCTGATGGCCTATCCTTCGCTCCCCGAGGCCGAGGTCCAGCGGCGGCTCGACGCCGTCGCCCGGCACAAGCCGACCGGGTTCGGATGGATGGCGCGCGCCGCCGCCGATCTGGACATGAACCCGGTGACCTTCCGCCGCTGGTGCCTCGGGCGGGGCATTCCGGCGAACGACATCGGCGCGGCGCCCCCCGCCTGCCCGCTCCCGCCGCGCGCGCCCGAAGAGCCGCTTGCGGCCCGGCAGGAACGCAAGTTCAAGGACGAAATCGCCCGCCTGCGCCGCGAGCTCAACGAGGCGAACCGCGCGCTCAATGCCGCCGAGGACCTGCGCGAGACCATCTTCGGCCTCGGCAAGCCGATCGATCCAGCGAGCTATCGCCCGCGCCTCGCGCGCGAAAAGCGCGGCCATGCCACCGAAATCCCGGTGCTGGTCACCAGCGATTTCCAGTGGGGCGAGGTGATCGACCTTGCCGAAATGGGCGGATTGAACGCCTTCAACAAGCACATCGCTGCCGCCCGCTATCGCCGCCTGATCGAAAGCGCGATCGCCTGCGCGCTGCGCGACAACATGGGCGAGCCTCCGCCCGCCTTCTACTACCTGCGCGGCGGGGATGCGATCAGCGGATCGATCCACGAGGAACTGGCCGAGACCAACGACCTCTCGAGCATCCCGGCCGTGCGCGACCTCGCGGCGCACGAGCGCTGGGGGATTGCCGCCATCCGCCAGCAGCTCGGCTGCCCGGTTCACGTCATCAGCGTGCCCGGCAACCATGATCGCACCACCGCCAAGCCGCACACCAAGGGCTACGTGCGCAAGTCGTTCGACAGCTTCATCTCCTGGCACCTCGAGATGTGTTTCGAGGGCGACGATCAGGTCACCTTCCTCACCCCGAGCACGCCTGACGCCTTCTTCACGGTGCATGACACCAATTTCCTGCTGACCCACGGCGACAACATGGGGACCGGCGGCGGGACGGGATACATCGGCGCGGTCGCCGCGATCACCAAGGGGCACCGCAAGGTGGTCGAGAGCTATCTTCACGCCGGGGTCAGGGTCGATTGCGTGATCTCGGGGCATTTCCACACCGCGGTCGAGACCGAATACGGCTTCGGCAATGGATGCCTGCCCGGCCTGTCCGAATTCGCCAACCTCAAGATCCGCCCCAAGCCCTCGCCTCCGGTGCAATGGCTGCTGGCGGTCCACCCCGAACGCGGGATCACCACCCGCCGCAAACTCATGGTCGCCGCCCCTGGTGAGGGGTCGCTTTATGAGAGGGGGAAGTGATGGCCGACATCTTGCGGACTGCCAGCGATGTTTTTGGCCTGATCGGCGGCGCGGCCTTCGCCCTGTGCTTCGCGCTGTCGCTGATCGCAAGAGCGCTGACATGAAGCTCCTCATCATCGGCCCAGCCCGGCATGGCAAGGACACCGCCGCCGAATACCTGCGCGACCGGCATGGCCTCTCCTTCATCTCCTCGAGCGCCTTCCTCGCCGAGACGGTGATCCGCCCGGCGCTGGCGGGGCGCGGGATGTTCTACGATAGCCTCGCGGCCTGCTATGCCGACCGGGTCAACCACCGCGCGCTCTGGCGCGAGCTGATCGAGGACTTCAACCGCGAGGACCCCGCGCGCCTCGCCCGCGAAATCCTCGCCCTCGCCGATTGCTACGTCGGGATGCGGATGGCGCGCGAGCTCTGGGCGTCCCGCGCGCTGTTCGACGCGATCCTCTGGATCGATGCCAGCGGCCGGGGCCTGCCGCCCGAGAGCCGCGAGAGCATGGACATCACCTTCGACCCGGCCTGGATGATCCGGATCGACAATGGCGGCCCGGTCGAGGCAATGTTCGCGCAGCTGGATGACTGGGTCAGGTCGATCAGCTGGGTGGCCTAGTCGAACCGCTCAAGCAGGATGCCGACTGCCATCCGCAGATCCTCCCAGCGCGCGGCCTCGCCTGGCAGTTTTTCGGGGAATTCCTTCACCCCCTGGAGAGCGGCGCGCAGGGCCTCGTCTTCGTGCTTCTCAAGCCACCGGACGACGGCCTCGCGCAGATAGAGCCACCAGATGCGGTGATCGGCCTCGAAGACCGCAAAGCGATGCAGCCGCGCAAATTCGCGCGCGAGCGCCTCGGTCGCCTCATCCACCGCGGCACCAGTCCTTCCTCTCCGGCCATCGGCTTGCCAGTCCCTCGGCGATCAGCATCTTGCCGACAACGCCGAGCCGCGCGAGCGTCCGGCCGTACTTGTCCTTCCCCTGGCGCTCGATCGTCACCTGCCTTGTGTTGAGCAGCACGACAAGCCGGTCCCGCGCCCTGATCGCCAGCGCGCTCTCCCGCGGGCATTTCCCCTGCATCTCGGGTGCATCGATATCGAGCAGCCTGATCTTCTCGCCCGCGATCCAGACGGTGTCCCCGTCGACCACGCAGGTCTGACGAGGACCGACCGAGGGGCAAACGGCTATGGCGAGCGCGGCGGCGAGCGTGATCATGTGCTCGGCATAGCAGAGTTCGCGCTCTGTTCCAGCGCGGGCGACCCCGTACAAGCCGCCGGATCGTACAATTCGCGTACAGGGCTAGTTTCGAAAACAGCCGAAAAATGCGCGATCACAAGCCGGTGCTGCAAATCGGAGCCGACCTTCACACGGGTGGGTTTACAGGTGCGCGCTTAGGCTTAGGCCCGAGGGACACAGATTGCATTCACTGCCGTAAGGATGACGCCGCCTCCAGCAAGCCGTTGTGGCCCAGTTTGTGCCGCGATGCTGTCTTTTGCGCGCTGACATGCGCCCCCGCTCGAAAACTCGAGAGTGACCGGTTGCCCAGTCCCGCTCCACACGATCATTGTGTGTGGCCCCGACCCCAGCTTTGCTGACTGAGCGGGCGATTTGTCGAACTGATCGAAGACGTTATCCTCGGCCTTCGTTTGCGCGTTTGCTGACGCCGTTACGATTGTCTGCGCGGCGAGGAGCGTTGCAGCCAAAAGTAGTTTCCCTCGAACCTTCATCGGTGACCTCCCTCAAGCCAAGCGATTGTTCGTCGCTGGTAGCGCGACTTTGGTGGGCTGCGATAGCGCGCAGTTTGTTTCGGCGAATTCCTCGCAGTAATGCGCGCCGACGTGCCGTGCGAAGAAGGCGCGGTGGCGCGGGATCAGCGGTTCGACCGGCAGCTGGACGAAATCCGCGCCGCCGGTGATGCATTCGTCGAGCAGGCCCAGCGCTCCGGCATCGACCATGTCCTCGGCATCGTGGAACACCACCGCCCGGAACCGGCGCTGGCCGCGCTCCTCATCGACGACAAGCGCGGCGTAGAGCCGGTTGAGGCAATCGGCCTTGGTGGTCGGCCCGTCGCGGTCATGGATCACCAGCCTCAGCCGCGGATCGGCCCGCGCGGCGGCGATGCAGGCGGCGAGTGTCGCGGCATCGTTGCGGTAGCAGCCGACATAGAGACGCAGTTGCGGCTTCGGCCAGGTGCCCAGCAGGTGACCGACCGTCTGGCCGATCACCGCCGCCTCGCGCCAGGCGGGGATCAGAACCGCGATCGGGCCGGACAGGGGCCGGTGCTGGAGCGCCGCCCGGTTGCGCCGCATGGTCCGCCGGCCGCCTCCGAAGCGATCCGCAAGCCACAGCGCATCGATCGCCAAATCGTCGAGCGCGCCGATCAGGAAGAACACCCCGGCAAACAGCAACAGTTCGTGTTGCAGCAGTGCAAGCCACTGCCACGGGTCATGCACCGGTATGGACAA